GAGCACCCCCCCCCCGCGAGTCAGTACCCGAGCCGATCCTCACCGTGGCCGGAGCGATCTTCGCCCATTCCCGCAGCAAGTACGCGAACGACGAATTGCGGCAAAGATTCTCACGAGCCACTACCTGCTCCTTCCAGCTAGCTGCTTACGACGAACCAGGACGCCGGTGCTGATCGACTCCACATGCGCGCGGAACGCCTGTCCATCATCGAGCACAAGGTTGACCTGCGCCCCATCGAATGACGGCACCGCGTTTGCTCCACTGGCCGCGAGCGCGGACACGTCGGCCCACTGCCTCGCGGTGAGGATCGCTTCTCTCGTGCCCGTCTGGTTGACGGCTGCTGTGACTCCCGTGGGGAGCCATCCGCCGCGGTCGTATTTGCGCGCTCCGCCGTAGCGGCCGACGGTTGGCGAGCCCCAGATGCCGGTGTGCCTGGCGTTGAGGCCGGGCTTGGGCTCCTCGATCATCTGGCCGCCGCCGGCGTAGATCGCGACGTGGTGGGCGGGCGCTCCCCAGAAGAGCAGGTCGCCGGGGGCGGCCTGCGTCCAGGGGATCGAGGTGGAGCCGGACTGGTATCCGGCTGCCGTGAGGCGCGGCCACCCCAGACCAAGCTGCTGCGCAGCCCAATACACAAGGCCCGAGCAGTCCAGGCCGGGCGGGATGGCTGAGCCGCCCCACACGTAGGGGACCTGCATCTGCACGGCTCGCATTGCGGCGCCCACGAGTCCGGCCGATGAGGATTCCTCAGCCTTCTTCTTGAAGAACGATCCGACTCCTGCGAGGAGGGATTCGACGCCGCCTGCGCCGAGCTCGCCGATGACTCCGGGGGCGATGCCCTTCATGAGTCCTCGGACGGGCTCGGTGATGAGCTGCGCGATAGAGCCGAGCGGGTCACGGAAGAACTCGCTCACGCCCCGTGCTGCGTCGGCGAACCAGCCTGCGATGCCGCCGCCGGCGAAGTGGGCGATGCCGCCACCGGAGAAGCCAGCGGGGGCCTTGCCGGGGCTGCCACCTGGGCGGCGCTTCGAGGCGGCGTAGTTCGCGGCAATGATCCTGCTCGGGCCGATCTGGCGGACGAGCTCGGGGACGAGGATAGCCTCGCCCGGAGAGAGCATCGCCGGGATCGTGTCGTGTCCGGGGCTGTAGCCGGGGACGATGCCGCCGCCGGCGTACTCGGCAATCCTGGGGACCGTCGGTAGGGTGAGTGAGAGGCCGATCTTCGAGGCAACCGTTTCCACCATGGATTTCAGGCCGTTAGTGTAGACCGTGTCGATGATGAAATTCACCGGCTTTGCCGCGACGCTCTTCACCTTGTTCCACACGGACTCGATGGCTGAGCGCATGCCGTCGAAGGTGGACGAGACGCCGCTCGACATGGACGAGAACACGTTCGTGACGCTGTCGTAGACCCACTGGACGGCTGCACTCGCCGTGGACTTGATGGACTCCCAGACGCCCGAGACAGTGGAGGAGATGCCATTCCAGATCGAGGAGACGACGCCAGCGACCGTCGTGAACACCGTCGAGACGATGTTCCACACGGTGTTGATGTACCAGGTGACACCCGCGACTATGAGATTCCACGCGGCCGTCACTCCTGTGGAGATCGCCGTCCACACTCCCTCGAGGAATGAGACGATGCCCCCGAACACCTCTGTCGCGATCCCTGCAATCCACTGCCAGGTGCTTGCGATCTGCTCGAATACTGGCTTGATGACGCTGTCATACGCCCAAGTGAAGGCCTGACAAATCGCGTCCCACACGGGCTTGATGACGTTGTCATACGCCCACGTGAAGACCGCTACCCATGCCTGTATGTAGAGCTTGATCGGCGTCAGGACAACGCCGACGATGATCGCGAACGCGGTCTTGAAGACCGTCACGATGCCGTCCCAGGTGCCCGTCATTGCGTCCCATGCCGTCTGCAGGGGCTGCACGACGTAGGTCGAGAAGAATCCCGAGACACCGTCCCAGGTGCCCGTCCACCACGAGGAGATCGACTCCATGGCGGATGACCACGCCGAGCTGATCCAATCCACGAAGCTATAGAACGCCTCCGTGATCGCCGCCCACGCCTTCCGGCCTGTCTCCGTCTGCGTGAAGAAGTAAACGAGGCCTGCAACGAGTGCGGAGATCGCCGTGACAATCGCGCCGATCGGGTTCATGTTCATCACGAAGTTGAACGCAACCTGCGCAGCCTTCGCGAGGTTCGTGGCCTTGACGAACTGCAACAGCCCGCCGGCCGCCTTCACGGCGTTCACGGCGCCCATGGCCGCGCTCATCCCCTTGAACGCTGCCGTGCCAGCGACTACCGCAGTCACGAGCGGAGCAACGATGTCAGTGTTCTTCCCAACCCAGTCGAACACACTCTTGAGTGCCTCGGCGGTTCGCTGAATCACCGACGGGCCATCCCCGCCGAACGCGCTGACCATGTCCCACACGCTCTGGGCGAGCGGAGCGAACGCGGACGCGAGGTTCGTCGCTGCTTCCCAGCCGGACTTGAGCATTTCCCAGGCGGCCATGCCAGCATCACGCAGGTTGAACAGGAAGTCGACGAGGCCGCTGTCCTCCTCGAGACCGAAGATCGGCCCCGAGAAGTTCCCGTTGGCGAGGACATCCCAGATTCCCTGGATCGAGGGCACGCCCACGTCCTTGATCCACGCGAACCCAGCGCCGAGCGTGTCCGACATCCAGCTCATGAAGTCGGTCAGCTGCGGTTTCGCGAGGTCGATCATGTCCTTGAAGCCGCCGACAATCGTCGCCTGTAGATTCCCGGCCGCGTTCTCGATGCGCGACACGTCCGACGCTGCTGCGACCGCGACGTCATCAAAGCCCAGCTGCAGGAGAGCCTGGTTGAATTCTTCCGCAGAGATTTGGCCCTCCGCCATGGCCTCACGGAAGTTGCCTGTATAGGCACCCATATCGGAGAGGGCCTGCTGAATCTTGCCGCTCGCGCCCGGGATGGCGTTGGCGATCTGATTCCAGTCTTGGGTCTGCAGCTTTCCGGCCCCGTTGACCTGGACGAGGGCGAGGCCAAGGCTCTTGTAAGTGTCGGCCGTTCCACCGGACACTGCGTTGAGGTTGCCGGCTGCCTCGGCAAGACGGTCGAAGCCATCAACCGAGTTCGCAGCCAACTGGCTCGTGATGCCCTGGATGTCCGCGAGGTCGTAGACCGTGCGGTCTGCGTACTCCTGAGCGGATGCGCCGAGGCGCTCAATCGTCGAATCATCGACGCCAGCGAACCGCAGCGTGTCCGCAAATTTGTTCGTGGCATCTGAGGCTGCGATGGCCTCGGACGCGAAGCCCCCGATGCCGACCGCCGCACCCAGGAGAGCAAGGGGGCCGAGCGCCGAGGTCACGAGTCCCCCAAGCGACGTCACGCCCGAGCCAACGAGGCCGAGAGAGGAATCAACCTCGTGGGCTTCACGCTCGACGTTGTCGGCCTCTCGCACCCAGCCCTTCAGCGACGTCGTGAAGCGCTCCCAGTTGGACGGGGCCTTCGAGATACGCTGGTCAAGCGCCTCTGTTGCCGCCTTCGCGCTGTCGGACGCTGCCTTCTCCTTGCGCAGAGAGTCCGCGTGGTTAGCAGACGCCTGGTCGGCCTTTTTGTTGGCAGCAGCCGACGCTTCTCGCGCCGAGGCCAACGCCGACTCCGCGCGAGCGACAGCCGCCGAGTCAGCGGATGAGCTGGACCGCGCTGATGCGAGCGCACGCTCGGCGCGCTCCACCGCAGTTGCTGCGGCCTCTTCCTCGGCGCGGGCTTTCGCGAGCGCCGAGGAGGACTTCTCCACCTTGGCGTGCGCTTCCTGCAGGGCTGCCCCAGCCTGCGCAGCCTCCTGACGAAGGCGCGCCGTTGACTTGCCCAGAGGATCGGCGATCGCGTTAACGAGGTCCTTGCCAGACTCGGAGACCTTCTCCTTGAATTTCTCCGCGTACTTCTTGCCCGCATCACCAGCCACCTGCGGGAGCTGCGTGGCCGTCGCATTCTCGATGCTCTTAAAGAACCCCCGCATCGAGGGGACCACATCGACATAGACAGTGCCTGCCTGATACACGCCAGCCACGCAGACCTCCTACAGGTAGATATTCAGGTTTCTTGCGGACTCCACCCCGGCATGAGAGCCGCGAGCGCCTCGTGGGCGCTGCGGTCTCGGACGCTCGTGCGCGCGTCCTCGAGTGCGATCGCGGTGAGGCTCTCGGGTCGTGGGTAGGTTTCTTTTCCTCCGAAGGCAGAGACCAGCAGGTCGAAGATGTCCTGCAGGACTCTGACCTCGGGGGTTTGTGTTCGGAGCTGTGCCTCGGTGTCGTCGTCGTCCTCAGCCTCAGCGATCGCCATCGCGGTTTCGATTGCGACCTTGGGGTCGTTGAGAATCGCTGCGACGGTTCGGCTTGTTGAGGGCAGCTCGTCGATGAGCGTCAGCAGGAATCGATATCGGCGAGCGCGGAACAGGCTGTATGCGTCCCAGCCCTGCTCCGCGAGGTCCGCAACGATCTGCCTCTCGTACCGCGTCAGGCGGTCGTAGAGGCGCGCCCTTCCCCCAGGGACCCGAGCGATGCCTCATAGTGAGTAGACGCCTGTCGCAGGAGGAGCAGCATCTGACGCAGCGTCAGATGCTTGGTCACGAATGCGGCGTCTTCCTCCGAGAGCCACTTGTTGATAACCTCGGTGGCGCGCTTGCCGCCGCCAAGGTCGAGGAGGAGGTCTTCGCCGGCCTCGGGGCTCAGGCCCAGGGGGTCCGGGAAGGTCACGACGCGATTGCTGAGCCCGAAGGTGAACGGGGTGGCTGCTGCCGCGCCGTCGAGGTCGTTGAGGGCGGCTAGGGTCAGGGTGGGGGTGATCTTGTCTGCCATTGGTGTTCTCCTAGTTGCTATTTGTCAGTTGTCGCGGCGCTGGGTGCTGGCGGGCGGTGCGGGCAGCGTCGGCGTGGAGTCTTCGGACTCTTCGGGCTTGGCTTCAGCCCATCCCTGTGTGCGCAGAGTGTTCGCGTCGGCTGCGTCGTCGGTGACTCGCGTGAGTACGAGGTCGTTCCCGTCGTCCGTCTTGATCGTCTTCGTGAAGGTCAGCTGTTCCATGCTTGTCCTATCCTGTGGTGTTCTCCTGGGGGTGGTAGCGGGCAGAGGCCGGAGGGAGAACATCCCCGGCCCCCGCCCGCAGTATGTGTCAGACGCTGAAGCCCGTGATGTCACGGTGCTTGAGCATCGCGGAGCCGCCGTAGTAATTGCGGCAGGCCGTGCCTGCGGTCTCGTCGGCGAATGCCTTGAATTCGAGGGCGCCGGGGATGGGG